ATTAGAACAAGAACAACAGTTTTCATTAGGTAGAGCTACTGAGATAAGTCGAGATGAATTAAAGTTTCAGAAGTTTATTGATAGATTAAGAAACAGATTCTCTACTTTCTTTTATGAAATACTTAAGAAACAATTGATAATGAAAAATATTATCACTGATGAAGATTGGCAAACATGGAAGAATGAAGTCAATATTGATTATACCAGAGATAATCATTTTTCAGAACTCAAAGAAGCTGAATTACTTAGAGAAAAGATACAAACATTAGATCAAATTCAAAACTATGTAGGTGAGTATTTCTCTAAGCAATGGGTGCAAAAGAATATTCTTCTTTTTGATGATGATGAAATCGAAAGAATGGATAGTGAAATAGCTGCAGCGCAGCAAGAACCAGAAGACGATCAAGGAGCAGTGTAATGTCTGAAGAAAAACAAATGCCTGACAATGTAGATACCATTGAAGATTTGGTAAAACATTCGTTAGCACAAGATTATAATAAAGCAAATGAAGTTTTTGGTAATGTAATGACTACTAAACTTGCAGATGTATTAGACCAAACAAAAGTAAAACTTGCTGGTCAAATTTACAATGGTGATCCAGAAGATGAAGATGATCCATTAGAAGATGAAGACTTTGAAGAAGAAGATACAGAAGAAACCGAAGAAGATGATGATGAAATTGAGGATGAAGACTTAGAAGTTCCTGAAGAAATTGAAGATGATGAGGAAGAAGAAGTCGAAGGTGCTGCTGTATAAAACTGAAAATGTATAAATATAGTTAACATGAGAACTTTTTTGCAATTAAGAGAGTTGGCTGGTAGAAAGCCGGAAGGTAAGATGGTCTTTAACAAAAGAGTTAAAGGTGTCAAAGCAATGATACATAAAGAACGTAATGGTTTTGTTGCTTACATAGATGGTGATAGACTTGATGTTTATAGAACACAGAGAGAAGCCGAAAAAGCTATCAGTGAATTTATGAAACAATATAAGTAGGAAAGAACATGAAACTAATATCAGAATTTACCGAAAACGATATAGAATTTATTACCGAACAAGATAAGAAAACCGGTAAAAAAGGTTATAAGATTCGAGGTATATTCGCACAAGCAGAAAAAAAGAATCGAAACGGTCGTATATATCCAATGCCTATTATAGAAAAGGCTGTAAACAAGTATGATACAGAACAAGTACAAAGAGGTAGAGCAGTTGGTGAGTTAAATCACCCTGAAGGACCGACCGTAAATTTAGATAAAGTTTCTCACAAAATCAATAAACTTGAATTTCAAGGTAATGATGTTGTGGGTGAAGCATCGATACTAGAAACCCCTATGGGACAAGTCGTAAAAGGTTTGCTCGATGGAGGTGTCACATTCGGTGTGTCGACTCGTGGTATGGGAAGTTTGAGCCAGCGTAATAACGCAATGGTCGTCAATGACGATTATATTCTTAACGCGGTAGACATCGTGCAAGATCCATCCGCACCTGGAGCTTTTGTTAATGGAATAATGGAAGGTGTTGAATGGGTTTGGAATAACGGTATTATAGAAGCACAAACAATTGAGAAAATGGAGACTGAAATTAAGAAGGCTCCACGAGCTAATCTCTATGAGACAGAGGTTCGTGAGTTCAAGAATTTCCTCTCAATATTAAAATCAAAATAAGGAGTCAAGAATGACTGATAAAGATCAAGTAGAAAATCAGGACGTGGAACTCCAAGAGAATGATGAGGAAATCTCTGAGATGAAACACGATCCTAAAAATGCTGAAGCTCAGTCTGTAGCTGCAACTGATAAAGCAGCTGACGCAACAGGTACCGCAGGTGCAAGAAGTATGCCAGGCGGAACTGCAAAAGATAATACTAAGAAAGATCCAATGCCAAAGACAAAAGCAGGATTGATTGCTGCTATGGTGCATGACTTGCAAGGTAAAGATAAGAAAACTTTAGCTGCAATGTATAATAATAAAATGCAATATAGCGGTACTGATGAAGAAGCTTTTGAAGGTGAGCCAATTGCTGAAAAGCAGGAAGCTGAAGTACAGGTCGATTTTAAAGATGATCTTAAAGCGTTAGTAGCTGAAGAAGCAACACTATCAGATGAGTTCAAGCAGAAAGCAGAAACTATCTTTGAAGCTGCAATCAATACAAAAGTAAATGCAGAGATTGACAGATTAGAAGAAAAGTACAATGAAGAACTTGCCGAAGAGATTGAATCTACAAAGGCAGATCTCGTAGAGAAAGTAGACAACTATCTTAACTACGTAGTTGAAAACTGGATGGAAGAGAACAAGTTAGCTATTCAAAATGGTTTAAGAACTGAGATAGCAGAAGACTTTATGACTAAGTTGAAAGACTTATTCGAAGAGTCATATATCGAAGTACCAGAAGGAAAAGTTGACATGGTAGACGACCTCGCAGATCAAGTTGAAGAGTTAGAGAAGACAGTCAACGAATCAACAAAGAAAGCAATCGATATGGCAGTTGAGTTAGAAGGCTATAAAAGAGATGCAATCATTAGAGAAGCAACTAAAGACTTAGCTGAAACTCAAGTCGAAAAACTTAAAAAATTAGCAGAGAACGTAGATTTTGAAGACGAAGAAACTTTTACACAAAAAGTAGCTCAGTTGAAAGAGTCATACTTTGCTAAAAAAATTACAAGTCAGGAAGGTGAAATTGTAGAAGATGATACACCAAGTGTAGAAACTTCAGATTCAATGGCATCTTACCTTAATGCAATCAAAAAAACGCAAACAAAATAGGGGAGTCCTAAATGGTATCTTACGATAAATTAATCGAGAAATGGTCTCCAGTTCTTAATGAAGAATCAGCTGGAAGTATTAAAGACCATCACAGAAAAGCCGTAACAGCTGCAGTACTCGAAAATCAGGAAATCGCTCTTAAAGAAGAAGGAATGATTAATGAAGCTGCACCTACACAGGCAACAGGAAGTGTAGCCAATTGGAACCCTGTATTGATCGCACTAGTTAGAAGAGCTATGCCAAACTTAATGGCATACGATATCTGCGGTGTGCAACCAATGTCAGGTCCAACAGGTTTAATTTTTGCAATGAAGTCATTGTTCAAAACTACAAGAGGCGGTGCAACTGCGGATAATGAAGCATTATTCAATGAAGCAATTACACCATACTCTGGTGACTCATCAGCAACACAAGGTTCAGCAGGTCCATCAGGTTTAACTGGTATCGACTCAGCTAATCAAGATTCAAACCTTGATGATCAACGTGTAACAAATGGATTCGGCGGTGGTATGTCTACAGCCGATGCTGAAGGATTAGGTTCTTCAGGTGCTGCTCCAGCAAGTTCATTTGCAGAAATGGGTTTCTCAATCGAGAAAGCAACAGTGACTGCAAAGTCAAGAGCTCTTAAAGCAGAATACAGCTTAGAACTTGCTCAAGATTTAAAAGCCATTCATGGTTTAGACGCTGAGACAGAATTGGCAAATATATTGTCAACAGAAATCTTAGCTGAAATCAATAGAGAAGTTGTAAGAACTATCAACTCTCAGGCTAAAACTGGAGCACTTCAAACAAACACAGCTATCAATGGTATCTTCAACGTACAGACAGATGCTGATGGTAGATGGTCAGTAGAAAAGTTCAAAGGGCTTATCCTTCAAATTGAAAGAGAAGCTAACGTAATAGCAAAAGAAACACGTAGAGGTAAAGGTAACTTTATTGTCTGCTCATCCGATACAGCATCAGCATTAGCTGCATCAGGTATGTTAGACTATACCCCTGCGATGGCAACTAACTTAAATGTAGATGACACAGGTAATACATTCGCCGGTACATTAAACGGTAGAATGAGAGTCTACATTGATCCGTATTCAACTACAGATTACATTACAGTAGGATATAAAGGTACAAATCCATATGATGCCGGTATATTCTATTGCCCATATGTACCACTAACAATGGTCAGAGCTGTAGCTGAAAATACATTCCAACCAAAAATTGGTTTCAAAACCAGATATGGAATGGTATCAAACCCATTTGTTGATACTACAAATGTAGCAGACAGAGATGGTTTGGCTGCGGTTAAGACTAACCAGTACTACAGAATATTCAGAGTAGATAATATTCTTGGTGCCTAAATCTTAGTGATAGCGATTAAAAGGGGAGCTCAGGCTCCCTTTTTATCGTATAAATAGTAATATGTCATTAACTCAAAATTTTAACTATCTTCAACCTACGGGTTTTCAACTCGTTATAGATAGAACTAATTATCCGAATCTTCAATTCTTTGTTCAAGATTTTACACATGCAGGTGTTATCATGAACACTGCAGATTTAACATACAAGAAAATAGCAGCAATACCTTTCATCGGTGATAAATTAACGTATAATGAAATGTTAGCCAATATTATATTAGATGAAGACATGAAATCATATACAGAAATGCACGATTGGATGAGAAGAATATTAGATCAGGATATGACTACTCCGGTAGATAGATATAAAGCAAAAATCGAAAAGCCACCGGCACAATCCGATATTACTTTATCTATACTATCGAGTTCAAATAATCCAGTTGTAAGAATAAGATATAAAGATTGTATACCTACCGCACTTACTGATATACAATTTCAATCAACAGCAGGTGGTGAATCATTTATAACATTTGGTGCATCATTTAGATTTACTTATTTTGATATCTTAACTAAAAATAAATCAACTGGTGCATTTACTGAATCATTTACAGTTACTGGTTCTGTAACTGGTTAATATATATTATTGGAGACATTATGATTGATTTGAAACAAGTCCACGATATGTGGCAAAAAGATTGTATTATTGATAACGCAAGATTAGATGAAACATCTAGACATACTCCTTCACTACATTCAAAATATTTACAGTATTGGTCAACAGCAAAGCTTGAATTAAAACGTGCTGAGTTTGAACAAAAGAAAATATTAAAAGAAAAGTGGTTATATTATAATGGAAAGATGGACCAACAAACTTTAGAAGAAAAAGGTTGGAATCCTGATCCTTTTAATGGTTTAAAAATATTAAAAGGTGAAATGGATTATTATTATGAAAGCGATCCAGAAATACAAAAAACTGAAGAAAAAATACAATATTGGAAAACAACTATTGATACATTAACGGAGATTATAGATAATTTAAAATGGCGACACCAAACTATATCGAACATAATCAAATGGAAACAATTCGAGTCAGGAAACTAAATCATTCTACTATACACTTAGAATGTGACAGAAGTATAGGTGCAGAATTAAAAGAGTTCTTTTCTTTCTATGTGCCAGGCTATAGATTTATGCCTGCTTATCGTAACAGAATATGGGACGGAAAGATAAGATTATTTAATCAAACTACAGGTCAAATACCAGCAGGTTTATTTCCTCAAATACTTTCTTTTGCTGAGTCAAGAGAATATGAAATTGAAGTGGAAGATACTGAATATGGCAATCCAAATGCTGGTAATGAAATTAATGTAGATTTTATGATGCAGTTTATAAAAGCATTAAAGTTACCTTTCGACATAAGAGCATATCAGTTTGATGCTGTATGTCATGGTATACAACATCGTAATGCTATATTACTTTCACCTACTGGTTCAGGTAAATCTCTCATAATATATGTTTTAATGAGATGGCTATTATCTGCGTATGGAGAAAAAGATATTTTAATAATTGTACCTACAACATCTTTAGTTGAACAAATGTATAATGATTTTAAAGATTACGGCTATGATGTAGAAAGACATTGCCATAGAATATATTCAGGTAAAGATAAGAAAACATTTAAAAGAATTGTTATAAGTACATGGCAATCGATATATCGTTTTCCACAAGATTGGTTTGCCAGATTTGGTGCAGTTTTTGGCGATGAATGTCATGGCTTTAAATCAAGATCATTAACTACCATTATGAATAAATGTACTGAAGCAGAATATAGATTTGGTACAACAGGTACTTTAGATGGAGCATTAACACATGAACTGGTTTTACAAGGACTCTTCGGTAAAATTTATAGGGTTACAAGCACAAGAGCATTACAAGATAACGATACGCTCGCTAAGCTATCAATACGAAGAATCGTCTTGCAATACGCAGACGAAATCAGAAAAAACTTTGGAAAGCAAAAATACCAAGACGAAATAAAACATATTGTAAGTTATCAAAAAAGAAATCATTTTATAAGAAAGTTAACATTAGATTTAAAAGGTAATACGCTTGTACTTTATAATTATGTCGAAAAACATGGTAAACCTTTATATGAAAATATTAAACAATATTCAGACGATAAAGAGCGCAAAATATTTTTTGTATCAGGTAATACACCTGCAGATGATAGAGAAGCTATACGAATGATTGTTGAAAAACAAAGGAATGCTATCATAGTTGCATCACTCGGTACATTTAGTACAGGTATAAATATTAGGAATCTACATAATATTGTATTTGCGTCACCTTCCAAATCGCAAATACGAGTATTACAAAGCATAGGTAGAGGATTAAGAAAAACAGATGATGGTAAAGACACCACATTATATGATATAGTTGATGATATTAGTTGGAAATCAAGAAAAAATTATGGAATATTACATGCAGATGAAAGACTTAGAATTTACGGTAGAGAAAAATTTATGCATAAAACATATAAGGTGCAATTATGAAAAGAGTAAAACAATTTAAGTTAACGAATAACGATGAAATAGTTTGTGAGGTTCAATCGTGGCCTGATGAAGACACGGATGAAATAATAATTAAAAAAGCACTTAAAATAGTAAGCGTTGAAGACTACCAACGCGGCATAAGATTTTTTGCATTAAGACCGTGGATGGCTTTTCAAGATGATCCTGAATTTTTACATTCACTTAATATATCACATGTAATTGTAACTAGTGATCCAACAGCACCAATGTTAAAATACTATAATACTTGCTTGAAAGCAATAAAAGGTGACTTAGCAAAAGGTACAAAGAAAAGAAAAGGACTTTGGGCTAGTTTAGATGAAGTAAATGAACAAACAAAACACTTAACAGATGAAGAAGTTGACGATTGGTTGGACGAAAAGTATGGAAGATTTGCACAAGATGATATACCTGATGATGATTCATCGACAAGTAATGTAATTAAGTTCAGACCAAAAGACACAGTACACTAGGGTATATCCCCTCTTCCACAGATATACTATCTTATTTTACCACATTTTTTTCCGTTTGTACAGGACTTTTTTCGTATCTTAGAAGAAAAAATAATATTGTACATTTCAGCAAAAATATGGTAGAATAATACTATAAATTAAAGGATAACGTATGGCACGTAAACAAAGCATTCACTATGTTAATAATGCTACATTTTCACAAGCAGTTGTGGATTATGTAAGTCATGTAGAAAAATGTAAAAAAGAAAAAGAATCTTTACCAAAAGTTCCAGATTATATAGCACAATGTTTTTTAAGAATAGCAGAAGGTTTATCGCATAAAGCAAACTTTATAAGATATACTTATCGTGAAGAAATGGTTATGGACGCGGTAGAAAATTGTTTGAAAGCAATATCTAATTATAACTTAGAAGCGGCAACAAGAACTGGAAAACCAAATGCATTCGCATACTTTACACAAATAACATGGTTTGCTTTTTTAAGAAGAATAACAAAAGAAAAGAAACAACAAGATATTAAATTAAAATATTTAACTAAATCTGGTATTGAAAGCTTTATTGATGTAGGTGATGAAGCTGCTGCTGGTGATGTGGCTTCACATTTTGTTGATACATTAAAAGATAGAATACAAAGAGTACGAAACACTGATACTGAAATAAAAGAATTTGTTAAAAAAGAAAAAAGACGTAGAAGAACTAAAATAGCAGATTCTGATTTAAGTGAGTTTATGCAATGAAGATAGCAATATTGAACGATACACATTGCGGTATTCGTAATTCATCAGAAATATTTTTAAAAAATTCTGAAGATTTTTATAATGAAGTATTCTTTCCAACGTGTGAAAAGAATAATATAAAACAAATAATACATTTAGGTGATTACTATGATCACCGTAAGTTTGTAAACTTTAAAGCATTGAATCATAATCGTACAACATTTCTTGATCAGTTACGTAAACGCGGTATGTCAATGGATATTATACCGGGCAATCATGATACATTTTATAAAAATACAAATGAACTTAATTCATTGAAAGAATGCTTAGGTCATTATATGAATGAAGTTCATATTATAATGGAACCTACCATAATGCATTATGATTCATTAAAGATTGGATTAGTTCCATGGATATGTCATGATAATTATGAATTATGTATGAATTTTATAAGAGATTGTAAAGCTGATTGGTTAGGTGCACATCTTGAATTAAATGGTTTTGAAGTGATGAGAGGTTTAACTAATAAACACGGTATGGATCCGAAACTATTTTCAAGATTTGAAATGGTATTAAGTGGTCACTATCATTGTTCATCTAAAAAAGATAATATTTGGTATCTTGGTTCACAAATGGAATTCTTCTGGTCAGATGCACATGATCCAAAATTTTTTCATATATTAGATACTGAAACAAGAGAAATGACAAAGATAAGAAATCCTCATACATTATTTGAAAAAATATTATATGATGATGAAAAGAATGACTATAGTAGTTTTAGTAGAGATTTAACTAAAAAGTTTGTAAAAGTTATTGTAGTGAACAAAACAGATCCTTTTACATTTGATAGGTTTATTGATAACATACAAAATCAAAACATTTACGAATTAAAGATTGCAGAAAACTTTAATGAATTTATTGGTGCAAATGTAGAAGATGAAAATATGAATTTCGAAGATACGGCTGAAATAGTAGATTCATATATTGATGCTGTAGATACCGATTTAGATAAAAATAAAATAAAAGTTGAAATGAGACAATTAATGACTGAAGCACAGGCACTTGAAATAGCATGATTATATTTAAGTCTATTCGTTATAAAAACTTCTTATCATCTGGTAATACCTTTACAGATATAAATTTTAGAAAAAGTAAATCTACATTAGTAATTGGTCATAATGGTGCAGGTAAATCAACAATGCTTGATGCTTTATCTTTTGGTTTATTTGGTAAACCTCATCGTAAAATAATGAAAAGCCAACTTGTCAATTCAATAAATCAAAGACAAGCAGTCGTTGAAGTAGAGTTTTCCATAGGTAAATCTAATTTTAAAATAGTTAGAGGTATCAAACCAAATGTGTTTGAAATATGGAAAGACGGCAAGATGATTAATCAATCATCACATGCAATGGAATATCAGAAGATACTCGAACAAAACATTCTGAAACTTAATCATAAAAGTTTCCATCAAGTTGTGGTACTAGGTTCTTCCTCCTTCATACCTTTTATGCAACTTAATGCTGGTCATCGTAGAGATGTTATCGAGGATCTTCTAGATATTAATATCTTTTCCAAAATGAATGTTATTTTAAAAGAAAAGAACAGCATACTAAAAGATAAGTTATCAAAAACAAATCATACTATTGATTTAATTAAAAATAAAATAACACAACAATCTAAATATATTCGTGATATTGCGGCATTGACTACAGAAAATAAAAAGAAATATGAAAAACAAATAAAGTCTGCCGAAGAAAAAATACAAAAGCTACAAGATCATAATAATCAATTAAGTAGTGAGCTCGAAGATAAAGGTGATTTGGATTTAACAAAATTACAAGAAAGAAAAAATAATGTTATAGCTTTAAGAGCCGAACAAAAACAACAACTAAAAGCGGTAGCTAAACGAGGATTATTTTTAGAAAAAAATGATGAGTGTCCAACATGTGAACAGCCAATTCAAAATAAAGATAAACTTGTGTTTGATACTAAGAATGAAGCTTATCAAATAGAACATACACTTGGTATGATTGAAAGTGATTATAAACTTGTTGAACAAGAAATATCATCATTACAAGAAACAATATCAAAAGTGAATGAAAAAACAAATGTAATTAATTCAAATAATAGAGAGATAGCATCTTTAAATCAAAGTAATAAAGATTTAAAATCTTACCTTGATGAAGAAGTGTCAGCTGATTTATCAGAAGCACGTAATGAACTTGAAAAATTATCTTCAGATAAAGAAAGCTTATTAGAAGAAAAATTAAAAGTAGCTGAACAGTTTAACTACAATGGTGTCATTGGTGAAATGTTAAGAGACACCGGTATTAAAACTAAAATAATAAAACAATATTTACCAGCAATCAATAAATTAGTCAATCAACATTTACAAGTACTAGATTTCTTTGTTTCATTTGATTTAGATGAAAGCTTTCAAGAAACTA